GGCCCTGTCTCCAAGCTTGCTTGGAGGTACGCTGGCGGAGCAATCCGCCAACGCGGAGATCGCTCAGCGCATGGGCTGAGCGTCGACCTCGATCGTCAGACGGACACCGTTTCCGCCGAACAGCTTGACCAGCTCGTCGGCGTATTCTGTGACGTCGTCGATAATCTCGGAGTCCTCGGTCAACGTCGCTAGGTTCACGGCCATCGCCACGAACTCCATGAGCGTCTTGACCTGCAGGTCGTGCATGTCTTTGAACCCGAGGCTTTTGAAATTCTTATCGATCATTCGACCTCTCCCCAATTATTCGGCAGGTTACGGAGCGCGGGGATGTCATCGTCCACCCTCGTCGGCACCTTGAGCACGTCGTTAAGACCGGTCTCCATGATCTCTTTGATCCTCGCCGCTTGTGCTTCGCTCTCTACAGAGAAGCATAACTCATCATGAACCGTGAGCATAGGGATCAAACCCTCACCAAAGCAGTCGGCCATAGCTTTTTTGGTTTGGTCAGCTGCCGATCCTTGGATCAGTTTGTTTAAGGCCTTGTAAGTAAAGGCTCTTCTGATCCCCGGACCGTATTCTTTTTGCGCCTCGTCGTGCGGCAGCGCCTTGCTATTTGCGTCCCATGTCCGTGGTTCCCAAAGATGGAAGCGGCACTTCCGACCAAGCAGGGTGCGGATCTGCCCGAACTTGACAGCCTGCTGCGTTGCGATCTCGGCCAGCCCCTTAACGAAGGGAACCTTGGTCTCGTGCGTGTCCAGAAGATCCGCAGCCTCCTTGACCGAGATGTCGAGCTGGTTGGCAAGCTTGGCTTTGCCCATGCCGTACATAATCCCAAGGTTGATCACCTTGGCCTGCTTACGACTAATGCCTGCAAAGTCTGCCACCATCTGGTGCAGGTCGACGTCCCCGTTGTGGTACTCGTCCACAATCTGGTCGACCATGGGGTGCCGCATGCCGTCAGGGAGGGATGCAGCAAAGTGCACGAGCAGGCGCGGCTCCTGCGAGGAGTAGTCAAACGACCCCCACATCTGGCCATCCTCGGGCACGAACAACCCGCGGATGAGCTTCTTGATATCCGGGTCGCGCGCAGGGATCTGCTGGAGGTTGGGGTTCGAGGAAGAGAAGCGCCCCGTCACCGTGCCACCCTCGTCGCTCCGCAGCTGGTGGAACTCGCAGTGGATGCGGCCCTTGTGCTGGTGCTCAAGGATGGTGTTGATGAATGTTCCGTCCGCCTTGTCGAACTCGCGAAGCCGCACCAGCAGCTGGCAAACTTCGTGCGGGTGCGCCTGCAGGAACTGCTTGGTAAAGGACGGAGCCCCCGCTTCCGTCTTCGGGTACTCGAGGTTCAACGATTGGAACATCTTCTCCACAGAGGCCGCGGCCCACGGATCGACGTCCACGCCTGTCTTCCGTTTAATCTCTGCCCGTAGGCTTTTAACCTTTTCCCGCAGGTCGCCGCCTGCGCGTTCCGCCCGAGCGACATCAACCGGAACACCGCGCGTCTTCATGTCGAGCATGAGCGGGATCAGGCTCGTCTCTAGCTGGAAGATAGCCGACAGGTTCTCCCGCTCAATCTGGGCTTCGAAGTGGTTCCAGAGCTTGAGCGTAACCATGGCGTCCCGCTCTGCGTACGCTCCCACAGCTGCGGGTGGCAAGCGCCACATGTCAGCCTTTGGGTCCACGCCAAAGTCCTGTGCCCACGCGCGCAGGGTGCGCTCGTCCTTCCGCATTCCGGTGTAGTGCTTGGCCAGAGGATCGAGAGCATAGCTGAAACGGTTCTCGTCAATCAGAGGCGCGGCAATCATGGTATCGACAATCCGACCGTGGACCTCAATCCCTTCCGCCCGCAGCCAACCCAGATCGTAGGTGGCGTTGTGGAAAACCTTGGTAACGTCCCGCGTCTCCATCTGCTTCTTGAACCAGCGGAGCGTCATCTTCGGGTCGAGGTTGTGTCCGTTCTCGTGGCGGATAGGAAAGTACCAGCTCTCCTCCCCGCCTGCGACAGCGATGCCAACCACGTAGCCGTCGTTCCGCGCCCACCCAGGCCCCTTGGTTTTGATGTTCGGATCCCGCGTCTCCAAGTCCACCGCCAGCGTCTTATACCGCGACAGGTCCGGATATTCCGTGGGCGTGTTCCACATGTTCTCCAACGAGCCAAACTCTGTGCGGCTGATGAACTCGACGGTCTTCTTATCGTTGCGGTCTCTCGCCATTAGAAGCTTCCTCCGAGTGCTGAGTACCCACATTTATCAACCCACGAATCAACGTGGCTCGGCGTCTCCAGAAGGCGGCAGGTCTTAACCCAATCCATCATCAGAGCGACGTGCTGCGCGGTCAACTCCCCGCCGCTGCTGTTGACGATGATGTTCCAGCCATTGGCAATACGATCGAAATTTGCGAACGCGTCACCGTAGTCCGCGGCCCGCTGGCCCGAGATCAAAAGCTTCGCTGTGTCGAGAATGTCTTCACGGTTCATATCGTGTACCTGTATTTCTTGTCCGATTCCAAAAAGTATAGGTTCTGCTTGGTGCGGGTGATCGCAACATACAGAGCCCTCAGCTCATCATCCCAGTGCTTCGTCTCCATGCAAGCCTTTGTTGACCCGAGGTACACGATGCAGTTGTCGTCCTGCCCACCCTTCATGGCGTGGAACGTGCTGACCTTGATCCTCGGTTCTTGGCTCAGATCCTCGCCCCGTTTCTCCAGCGCACGGATGTAGCGCCACATGTCGTCGCTCACTCGCAGAAGGTCACGGGGCCGCGTGTGCGACGGCGCAATCCACCCGAATGCCTCTTGCAACTCGATGAGGTCCAGCTGCGCGTCCGGTGCCGCAGCATCGAGAAGCTTGCTCGCACCCCGCACAACCGCTGCCGCTTCGCCCGTCTTCGGAACCGCCTTGTACAGATCCTCGATGAGCCCCTTCTCCACGGCCTCTCCATTACACAGCCGCACCCATGTGTTGATGTTCTGGATTATATCCTCTGGCACAGACTTCCGATCCTTGATCCGGTAGTACAGGCCCATGTTCTCCAACGCGTCCCCGATATCCCACATGAAGCTGTTGACCCGCGTCATGATGGTCCACGAACCTTGGTCCAGTGGCGCATCCTCCAGCCGCATGATCGAACGAACGCTCCCCTCCTCGTCACGGGGATAGAACTCCTTCTTCAACCGGTTGCGGATCTGGCTGCTGATCCTGACGGCCACTGCGTGAACAGCGCGCGGCAGACGGTATGATTGCTGCAAGACCTCGATGTTCGTGGAGCAGTTGAGGAACAGCCGAACCTCCACTCCCGTCCATGCATGGATGGCCTGATCGTCGTCCCCAGCAATCACCAGCTCGTTGGCAAACTCTGCCATCCGGCGGACCATGGCCCACTGTAGCGGCGTCAGATCCTGCCCCTCGTCTACGATGAGGAGATCGAGGTAGGGAGGCATTGCCTGATCAATGTAGTGGTCGATCATATCCACGAAGTCTACCTTCTGGAACGCCGACTTGTACTTCTCCAGCTGCTCCTCCACCTGCCGCATCTTGTTGTAGAACAGGTTGTGGTCGGCCATGTGGTTGAACTCGTCAGCCAGCGAGACCTGCCGGTAGCGCGCCCGCATGATACCCTGCATGTACTTAGCGCCGCTGCCGCCGATCGCAGGGATCAGGATGCCGTCATCCGCCGAGGTCCGGTCTGCACCGTCGAAGTCCAGCCGGAGCATCTCGCCAAGAACCTTGTAGTCCTTGCCGCCCATGACGTCCTCACGTTGCAGGCCCAGCCCGTGGTAGCCTGTGGCGTGAAGCGTACGGAAGTGCGGGAAGTCCTTGGGCGTCAGGTTGAACTCAGCGCAGGCACGATCCAGAGCCTCACGGATGGCCTTGGTCGTGAACGAAACAAAGCCAATACGAGACGGATGCACCCCCAGAGACAAGGCGTCACGGACAAGGTTGATAAGCGTGTGCGTCTTCCCGCAACCCGGAGGCCCGAGGATCAGCTTACTGTTCGCTATGGGTTTCATCACGGCGTTCTTCAATCCACTTCTGGATGGTTGTCTCTTCCCATCTTGCGGCCACTCTCGCGCGGTCCCGCTCGCCGATCTTGATCGGCGGCGGGAAGCGGCCCTCCTCGATCCACTTGTAGATCGTGGAGCGAGCAACCCCCAACCATTCCGCCACCTCGGCGATCTTCAAAAGTTTAGAACGGGATGTCATTGTTGATCTCCTCAACATTCAGTTTGTGTTCGACGGTCTCGAACTCAGGGACCCACCACACGCGGATCGTGGATCGCTCACCGTCTTTGTAAATGGCCTTGTGTCCGTGGCATGCTCCGCCATTGTTCAGCTTCTTCAGCTGCTCTTGGATCTCGGCTCTCTTGTAGTGCGTGAAGTGGCGCTGCCGCAGGAACTCCTGCAAACCAGAGAGCTTGAACATCGTCTGTCCGTTCTCGGTCCACGGTTTGCCCAGTTCGATCTCCGCGGCTTCCATAGCACGGATCCGGCTGGTGCAGTACTGCTTAAGCAGTTCCTTGAACTCCCCGCTGATGGTCAGTTCTTCCGGTGCCTCAAGCTTGGTAGCCTTGCTTAGGAGCTCCGAGACCATGGCCTGCCAGCGGTTTGGCTTCACGATCGGCGGCATGATGAGCGCCTGCTCCATGCAGGCCCGCTGCCACATGAGTTGGTTCTGCAACTGCTCAGTCGTGAGTTGCAGCGTCGTGCCTCCAACAACCATGAAGTACAGCCTCGGCTCAGAGAGCAGGATGGTCAGCCCTCCGATCTGTGGCATGGGCGTCTCACCGCTTCCGACACCATACGGCAGGCTCATGCACTTCTGCTTGTCGCAGTAGCTTTTGAACGGTTCCTGTTCGCAGGTGTAGAAGTAGTCCTTCTTCTCGAGCGACTTCTGGAGGTTGAGAACCTCCTTGGCGTCGAGCGGGTCAGTGAAGAGCGTACGGTTCATGTTCTCGAACTGAGCAACCCAATCGTCGGGATGCTTCATCCGGCAGTACACCCCACAGTTAAACAGGGTCTTGTTCCTATTCTCGCTCACCGGCCCCTCCGAGAAGATGTGTTGCAGGCAGGGCGGACCGTCAGAAAAGTACCTACGTTTTTGGCCCAGCTGGATGGCTTCCAGATCAGCGAGCGAGACGGCGCTCGTCTCCACCAGATCCAGAAACTCCGAGAGCTCCATAGCCTCGCCCTTGGTGTTGAAGGCGTAGCGCATGGTCTCGTCGGCTTTGAAGTACGGCATGTTGATGAAGTTGCCTACATCGCCCCGCTCCGTCAGGATCTTGTCCTGCTTCGGGAAGATCTCGCAGCCGCTGAAGCCCAGCGCCACAGAGTATTCGATCAGGTACTCCCGCACCACCGCCGCGTCTTCGTACTCCTTCAAGAACAGATAGAGATGCGCGCCGCCTGACTTTGTTCGGCAGTGCACAAACGGAAGCTTCATCTTGATTAATTTGTTTTGCAGTGCCTTGTGATCGAGGTCGTACACGTCGATGTCGAGTGCGCCCCACTTGCACTTGTTGTCCTCGTTGATCGGAATTGCACCGACTCCCTGATTGCCATCGAGATGAGCCTGTACTTTCTCCACGGTCAGCGGCTCTCGGACAATCCGGCTGTCGGCCTCGGCCTTGCCGTTCCGTCCAACGCGCCCGACAGTCGTCGTTCCGTGGGCCACTTTCGAACCAACGAAAGCAGCCAGCATTCTTTTTGCATCGGACATGCTTGGCTCCTAGTGAGAGTTGACGGAGGGCGACGACCTGAGCAGATTATCGCCGCCCTCCTAAGGCTGCTAGAACGGGATCTCATCATCCCGGACTGGGGCAGTGGATGCCGTCGCAGGCATCATGTCCTCAGCCGCAGCCTTAACCTCACCAGCCGCGATCGAGTCGCGGAAAGACTTAGCTTCCAACAGAAGGTCGCGGTTCGTGACCAGACCAACCTTCTCAACTTGGTAGTTGTTCCACGAACCTTGGTCATTGGACTCCTCGGTCGTGGTCAGCTTCCACATGGTCGCAAACACAGCAGGCGTAACAAGCGCCCCCGTCTTCGGGTTCTTGATCTTCTGCATTGCGATCTGCGTCTTCCAGCGGCGCGACACCTTCAGCTGCGTGGATTTCATGTCGATCACAGCGGGCTGGTAGCTGCCGTCCTCATTCACCACGAGGCAGAAGTGCTGATCAGACTTCACCAGTTCGTTGCCGTTTGGCAGGATCTCCTTAGCCCCAGAGCGGGTGGTGCGCTGCAGAGCAGGATCATTCGCGGCAAGCTCGCCCTTGAACCCGCCGCCCAGATCACGCGGCACAAACTCCAGATACTTCGTGGTCTGGAAGCAGGGGATCACAGTGATGCCTTCCTCGCCCGCCCATGACTGACCCGTCACGGTGTTGAACAGGTCGCCCTGCGCTGCATCTTCGATGTACTCCGGCTTCTTCTTGTTCAGCTGCGGAGACAGAGCCTGCAACACCCGAATGAACGGGATCTGCATCTCACTGCTGTCAAAGGCAGCGCCTTCTCCAGCGGTGTCGAAGATGTCGTCGAGGACATCGGTGGAAACTTCTACGCCCTTGGCGGTTGCTACTGCGGTGCTCATTGCATCGTCTCCTGTGCTTCTTCAGCGTCCGCCATAAGAATGTTTGTAAGCGTCTTAATGTGGACTTGAATCTGCTCCTCTGTGATGGCGAGGACTAAATCCCGTTTGATCGGAGTAAGTTCCTCTAACTGCAGGATGTCCCGAGCAGTGATGGACGACAGGTCGACATCAAAAATCGAGAGCATGTCC